GTTGTCGCCTTCTACAACTTCAACGATTTCTTCGATTGAGTCTGCTTGAGTTTCAGTTGCAGCAAGTTCTGCTTCAACAGTCGCTACAGCGTCCTCACCTTGACGACCTTCGATAACAGCATCAGCCATTTTCGCAGTGATCAATTTAACGGCACGGATAGCGTCGTCGTTAGCAGGGATAATCACATCGATATCGTCTGGATCAGTGTTTGTGTCAACCATCGCAACTACTGGAATACCAAGTTTCTTAGCTTCCTTAACAGCGATTTGCTCTTTATGAGGGTCAACGATGTACATTACATCTGGGATGCGAGGCATATCTTCGATACCACCCAAGAATTTTTCAAGACGAGCACGTTGTTTGTTCAAAAGTGCTACTTCTTTCTTAGGAAGAACTTCGAAGATTCCTTCTTCTTCCATACGTTTGATTTCTTTCAAACGAGCAACACGTTTTTGGATAGTTGTCCAGTTTGTAAGAGTTCCACCCAACCAACGGTGGTTGATGTAGTATTGACCAGCACGTTCTGCTTCTTCTTTTACAGCTTCAGCAGCTTGCTTTTTAGTACCAACAAACAAGATAACTGCATCGTTTGCAGCTGCATCACGCATGAAGTCATAAGCTTGATCTGCGTATTTTACAGTTTGTTGAAGGTCGATAACGTGGATACCGTTACGCTCAGTGAAGATGTACTTAGCCATCTTAGGGTTCCAGCGACGAGTTTGGTGACCAAAGTGAACACCAGCCTCAAGAAGTTGTTTCATTGAAATTACTGCCATGAGTAAATTCTCCTTTTTGTTTTTTTCCTCTTTTAGATTTCAGCTCGCAGGACAACCCAAGGGCAACAGTCCCACAATTCATCTAAAATGAGTATTTTGCCATTTGCACGGCATCTATTATGATAACAGAATTTCAAGGATTTGACAAGCTCTTTTGCTTTATTTTTCCTCGAAAACCTTGATTTTATCAGCATTTATTTTTCTAGTTTTCAGTATTATTTCATTTTCTTAGAATCAAGTGTATTGACGAAAGTCCTTTTTTAAGGTAAAATAGTAAAGGTTAAGGCGGTATAGCCAAGTGGTAAGGCACGGCTCTGCAAAAGCTTGATCGTCGGTTCAAATCCGTCTACCGCCTTAAAGATATAATTTTATCTTATTTTATACGAAATAAAAGCCCTTAAAATAGGGCTTTTTCTATTTTCCATCTGGTTAAATTTGGTTAAAAACTAAAATTATTTGGGGCGGATTTGGGGCGATAAGTTGTGTTTATAGTCATTTCGCTCAACCTCATACATCAAAAATGAGTGATGAATAATATCCCGTCGCTTCCACTCTCTGACCATGTAGTCAATTACTTCTGGATCTTCGGCTTTAAAGGCAAGCAACAGCATAACTCTAACAGTGTATGCTTCTTTTAAAATTGGAGCCTGGTAAGTAACGTCCACCCAATGCTCAAAACCAAGTTTAGACTCGTTGATGTGTGCGATTTCAGTATTTAGTATTTTCATTTTAATTACCTCCACCTTATTTATTCGTAAAATTTTCCAATAAAATATAAATTTTTAAAAATAAAAAACTCTTGCATTACGCAAGAGCAGACACAAACTTTAAACAATCTATCAAATGAGCCTTCGCTCTACTTCGATTGTACGCAATTTATTGACCGATAGCCTACCACGGTCTGAGCCATAAGGAGCGACCCTATAACTTCCGTAGCGTTTTAATGGCTAGGCACGACTGGTTACGTCCAACTTTCACCCGACATTCAGAATATTTGTTTTAAGCATAACAATATCAGTATCGTTCATCTGCACATTTGGGCTACTTGTACTTATCTTTGGTGTTATTGGCCGATTGCTCGGCCTCAAGTGCAAAACGGTTTATTTTAGCATTTCTGGTTTGGCTCTTACTGCTACATAAGACCTAGCCAGATTATTCTCTCACAGAGAGCGTCTATTGTCACCGCCACCGTCTGATAATGATCTAACTACGCACAATCTCCATACTATGTACACCCTCAATCTTCTTTCACGTCATGACCTCTTCCGATCGCCCGGAAGAGAGTTGCTTATCTTCCTGCAATATCTCACAACAAGCGCAACGGGAATTATATACACAATCCAAGCGAGGTATCACCCTCTCTGCACTTGGTTATCTAGTAGATTGTTTAAAATTTGTGTACAAATATTATACCACTATCCAGTAAATAAATCAAAAGATTTTTTGTTATAATAGACATTTTTAAAATTTTCCGTTTAAACGAAAAAAGCCCTACCAGCAATTTAGCCAGTAGGGTTGAATTAAATTTTAATATTTCTATTTTTTTATTTTTTAGTTGTAGTAATTTACCAGATCGTCCTTATCCCAGACCGAGAGCCAGACTGTGCCGAATTGTCCGAATTCGAAGCTCCTGTAGTAATATCCACCGTAGTATCCGCCATCGCCAGTATCAGTGATGTGTACTTCGTCTACTTCAAAGCTAAAGTACATACCTGCCTTGAAGTCCTTGTCTTCTCCATCTGGTACGTGGTTTCCGTTTTCATCTACCCAATTCACCAAACTAACAGGGATTCCGTTTTCTCATTACTACCCACTATTCCTAGCGGGATTAGACTATATCTTACTTTAGATATTTTCTGTCATACTTTCCAAAATACTTCTTTTCTGCTTCAATCCTTAATTTTTCGGCTACTGATTTGTCCTTAGATGAACCTAAAAAAATCCTTTGTTTTCCAACTTGGATTCTAGCAACCCACAAACCTTTTCTGTTTAAGTTGACACCTTTAATTTTAGAAACGTTGTTTTTATAAATTTTTTTGTTCATCATGTTTTCTTGATGACTTACCACTCTTAAATTACGTCTTCTGTTATCTAAGGTATTGCCATTTATGTGGTCAACGCTTTGATTTTTGTCTGTAACAGACATAATCCGTCTTGAAAGTATCTTTTTACCTTCTTCGTACACATAAACAGAATAGTAATTAGTCTTTTTGTCTTTTTGAATGTAAAGCGTCTTATTATATTTTTTGAAAACATCAACGTCAAGTAAAACTTCTTTCTCATCCACAAAAACACTAACATAATCTTTGTGATATTTATAAGGATATTCTTTTTTCCACCTACATTCATTTGAACAAAACGAATTAGAAACGTAATTATTGTACTTATAACGTTTGTATTGTGAATATGTAGGCGTAAATATTTTTCCACATCTACAGCAAGGAATATCTGTTATAGTAATCTTTGATTTCCCTTGTTTTTCAAGCGAACACTCATCTGAGCAGAAAACAGATTTTCCTTGTTTTACTCTGGTAACCTGTTTTTTTGAAAGTTCGAATGTTGTATGACAGTTGGTGCAAACACCACGTTTGGTTTTACTCATCTTATGATACCATCTTTCTAAAGTCTAAGTGCTTCCACTTACGTACAAATAGTAAGCGTACTCCCTAAAGGGATAGTCGTTACACCTTTCTGATACTATTATACCATACTCGGCACGGTATTGCCCGTTCTGGGTGTCCACCGTTAGCCATGCTTTTTGCATGACACCGCTTTGTTTGCGTTCACTTAGTTTATACTGAGCCGAAAATTAGTTAACCCAGTCGAACCCGACAGGGCATAGGTAATCACACTTGATTTGGTAAATGTCGTTAACGAGTTGTACGTCATTTGCCAAATAGTAAGCCTTGCTACTTGGTTTACGTGAGTCAGACGGAGCCACTGCTGTGTTAGGCAATGGTTTTTCTGGCGCGTTGCCATTGTAGCGCCAAACCTCAATATAAGTTGGATTATTTGCGTTGTAGTAGTAATCCCACGGATAAGCGTTAATGGCTTGTCCAGGTGCTCCTTGAGTTGAGTAATCGCAACTGATAAAATTAACCGAATCTAGCATTGCTCCGACGTGACCACCAGCACCGCCAGAACCAGCCATGTCTGCGCTCCATGACATCATGACAATGTCGTTACGTTGAGCGTTCCAGTCTTCGTTTCGGCTGATGCGTACCCAGCCAACTCTTGCCAATTGTGCCCCAAGAGTCACCGTAGATGGTAACCCTTGGATAGCAAATCCGTTATCTTTCAGCGCTTGAGAAATAGTTCCTGAACAGTCTCCTGTACCGTCTGTGCCGTTACGACTGCCTAGCATGGAATAAGTAATAGTTCCTTGACGAGCTTCAAACCAGCTTGCAATATCTGCCATGTGTTTTCTCCTTTAAATTTATTAGTCTTCTTTTGGTTTGTTGTAATCTAGTGCTTGACGGCTATCTGTAAGTCCTGCTGTAGTTGGGTCATTGACAATCCCAATCAAGACAAGGAATGCAAACAGAACATTGATGAAGACTAAAATCTTATCAATAGTTACTCCAAACTCAAGCTTGATACCGAAGATATCAGCGAAAGCTTGGAAGAGCAAGGCAAGCGCTGGTACAAGAGCAAGCCAGAAGTTTTTGTTTTTCAAACGTACAGACCAGTTAATATTTTTCATATTATATTTCCTCTTTTTCTTATTATCGATTGCTAGTGATTAAAGTCTTAAGCTCTCTTACGTCTTCACTCAAGACCTTAACTTGTTCCGCCAAGACCAAAATAGCCTTGTTCTGTTCATCGTGGTTGTCTAAGCGTTTGCTAGCCGAAGCCTTGAACTCTCTTAGATTCTCGATGTCTTTTTCCATGATGGTGTTTCTGTTCTCCTCTTTTGTGGCCCGATCCCTCATCGAGAGATACAGGCCTAAAACAGGGATTAGAGATAGCCCCAATTGCAAAATAAATCTTTCGTATCCTGGCATAAGCACCCCTTTCTATTCTTTAGGCATAGTCCAAGGGAATGCTGCACCAACACCAGCTAGTTCGAGCGAACCGCCCGTTTTAAACTCAGATACCGACTGACCATCATAAGTAAAGTCTTTGTTGACTTGTACCAACACACGCTTGCCTTCTCCGTACTTCTCTTCGTGAGAAGCATCTTCGAGGCTAAATACATCATAAGCATGATACAATTTGCCAGTTACTGCTGGATCAATGAGCTCCAAATAACGCTTGTAAATCGTAGGGTCTACTGGATTGTCCTTGTTAGTTGCTACGGCTAAGACAGTAGCTTCTGCAAGTTTGGCCAGCTTGTCTACCTTCTCATTTTGGCTAGATACTGATTTATCCAGCTCTTTAAATGCATACGCTGTGTAGTGCTCTTTAAAGAACTCCTGCTTAATCATTTCCAATAACTCATTTGCCTCTTTGCGCGTATGGTCGCCTTCAAGCGGAAATGCAGCAGTCGCATAATACGGCTGTTGTTGGTAGATTGTTACAATTGTTTTAATAACCGTTCCGTCAGGGCCGTATTGACCTGACGCATCTTTTACTTCAAATGTCATTGATGAGTTTCTCCTTTCGCTTGTTCTTCTTCAAACTTAGCTCGCAACTCATCGTTGCGGGCTAGAACTGCTCTAAAGGCATCTAGCTCGCCTTGAACTGCTATGAGACGAGACTTATACTCTGACGCCTCAATGATTTTGTTAGTGAGCTGAATGCCTAAATCGTTGATAATATCTTGATTAATTTTATCTGTCATTATTTCTCCTTTTTTTTATAACTCAATATCGTACAGACCAGGGGAGCCTAGATTATTTCTTGAGAACCAATCCTTAACTTTTACGAAATTGTATTGTATTTGATACAAAATATCCACTAGAGATTTTGCGGGAGCGTCTCTGGTAAATGTATCTTTTACAAAGCGTACATTACCGACTAAAACAACCTCTCGCGCTCCGGGGTCATTAAAAACCTTAATACCCGTAAAGCCTGCGTTTGGGTCAAGACTACTGCTAGTTCCTACACCAAAAGCCCATGCTGCATAAGATGTACCGTTTCTTTGTGTTGGTGCTAAAAACGCATGCGTACCTCCCGAACTATAGACCAAGTTGTTGTAAGCTGATTTAAACTCAATCCTAGCCGTACCATTGTATGTAGTAACATTAGTATTGAGATTGATGACGGTATTTCCGTTGTTGCCTCGGATAATACCACCTTCATACTCTAACCCTCTAAATGTTCCAGATGTGATACTTTTGGCGTTGAGATTGATGACATTGATACGTGAGGCATTAAGCGTACCAGTTGTAATCTGGTCGGCTGTTATACTCTCGATCGCAGCACTCTTAATACTAGCTCTATCCATCAGCGTCTCATTAGTAATGTGCGTTAACTTACCAGTAATGCGATTCCTGCCATCTGCACCTAAATTAATACCTGAGATTAAATCTCCAGCAGAATTTAGATTTTTGATAGCCCAAGAGCCCGCCAATTGAGTTTGGACGCTTCGGACGGCTTGGTCTACTTCCATCCGCTTGTTTACCTCAAAATCAAATTTAGGCTCTCTACCTTCTACGACAATAGGTTTTTTGAGAAAAACGCTTTCTCCATTTAAACCTGAGAATGAGATTTTTAGATAAACACCGTCAGAACCTTTATAATAATAGCTAATGCCCGTCCATGTTCCGTAAATCGTATCGCCTTGCCGTTTGTAGGATATAGATGATGATGCGTTCTCGGTGCCAATGGCTACGGAAATATTACATTTATCAATGCCTTCAACAACGATTGAAAATGATAAATCCTTAACACTTTCTGGAATTCGATTTAACGGCAACCACACGGCATCATTAGACGTCAACCTTGAATTGGCGTGAAATTCCAGTTTACCAAAAGCGGAGAGGCCCGAACTTACAAGAGAAACCGTTGAAGAATCACCTTTGCCAAAATATTTTCTTACGTAATCTGACATGGTAAACGGATTGGCTACATAGTTTGAAGACGTAAGCTCTTGATTAACCACCTTTGAGACTTCTGTCTGAAACAGACTGTCCGTTAGTGTCATTCGAGCGATGTTCTGCTTGATTCCGTCTTCCGTCGTGCCAATGATACGGTCATAGAGCCTTTGCGTCTCAGTGATAGACTGTATCTCTGTACGCTTGGCATAGCCTGACTGCTCGACTGTGGATAAGACTGTGTTAATACCCTTGGCTGTTTCATCTCTGATTAGTTGGTTTATCTCTTGTCTTCTCTGCCCGTCTGCGTCGATGTAGCTCTTAGCTTCCGTGACAGTTGCTCTAATGCCGTCTAACGTGCGGTCTAATGTGGTTATCTTACCATTTAGCCACTCTGCGCCATCTTCAGGCGCTGGTTGCCATTTGCGATCAGTTGTGCCTTCGTATAGGTCGAACTCGGTCAGGAATACACCAGACCATTTATCTGAACCGTTGTTAGGCCCTCCATTAAAAATATAGAGATAGCCTTCATCAAAATCCCCTGTATTAAATTTAAAGGATTTCTTGACGGCTTCTACGTGACTAAGAAATGGTATGGTCGTAGGGTTGAACAGCAATTCTTCGGATGTGTAGTCTTGCGTCTCACCTTTCTTACGCTTACGGATGTAGACCCTTAAACTCTTGGTGTTTCCTGAGTTAAAACCGAAGAAGTTCAGCATATAGGCTGTATTCTTCTTTAGCAAAAACCTCGGAGACTTCATCCAAGATACACCAGTCAAAGCAAACATCCGCTTCTGACCGTTGAAATAGAATACATGGCTCTGAAAGTTAACACTCTGAGTTTCCCAATACTGCAAGCCATCGTCCGCCCGTGAGTTGCGAATCATGTTCGGCCCGCCTGAGCCATTGGTCTGAAGCTCTAGAATCGTCTCTCTAATCCCGTCAGCAGTCTGCTTCATCTCGGCCTTGCTGACTGTGTTATCCAGTTGCTGACCAATGCGGACTAGGTTCTCGTCGTTGGTGCGTTGGTAGTCTGTGAGCTTATCTCTGGTTGATGTCGCTATATTTCGAGTTGAACGGTTGGCTTCTCGTTGGATTCGAAACTTTTTACCTAAAATTCCGTTGTCGTCATTATTAGCGTCTGAATATAGATGGGAGTTGATCTTATCCAGCAACTCTTGGCTATCAATGATTGCTCCAGCCTTTGTTAAGGCTTCCGAGGCTTTGTTCTCGACTTGTTGGATAGATTCTGTGGATTGTTTCAGCTTCTCGTCAATGTCTTTCTTGACTTTATCCACATCTTCGGTATCAATGCGTTTTTCCCACATCTCACCATTCCAGACGTACATGCGGTCATATTGTCCGTTTTTTTCAAACCACAAGTCACCAACCTTGTGCTCTACTCCCTCGGCTGGTTTCTGATACCAGACCTTGTTACCAGACGCATTTAAGAGATAATCAGGCAACCCGCTTTCAATGGCTTTCTGCCTGTTCTCTAGCGAGTCCATACGCCCTGACAATCCACCTGTCATAGCAGAGCGGATAGATTCTCCGATGATACCAAATTCCACTGATTCGTTGCGCTCATTCACAAAGTCGTAAACAATTTTAGTGACTTTTGCGTCGTCTTCCGTAATCCCGATAGATGGATAATAGACAGGTACGATGTCGCAAAATTCCAGTTCCTCAATGATTTTGTTATCTTGGTAGTCAAGAGTGCTTGCCAAGTCCACGTACTCGATTTTGGTATTGATTTTAGGAGCGCCAATCTTGTTGTGTTCCATAAATTTCAACGCCATAGCTCTCAGCTTGTCAGGGGTTGGGATTTCCTTTTCCTTAAACTCGCTGGAGAAGTCCACTACTTTTATACGTCGGTTAGCGTACATGCTGATGTACTTGCTGTCTACATAATCACCTGGTATTGTTACCGTGACAGGAGCTGGTGTGCTGTCGTTTCCTTGGCTATCTGGTGTGTAAGTAGCAAACGGATAGACCGAGGTAAAAGACTCTTCAATAGATTCATCGCTCTCAGCTGATATGATATTCCTACCGTATTCCAAGACCGTAGGAGCTCTTCTACCAAGTTGCTTGTGCAATCTAACAGTTAGGTTGTCAAACTCATATTCACCGCCCCATACGTCCAAAATAGAGCCCTCAACACCACCGAGAGCAAGATGCGCGTTGGTCATCTTGTCTGCGGTAAATGATGTGCTCCCTGTTGTGTCAATGTCTGACCAAGTAGAAAAGCGATAGTCACCAATCAAATTATTAGCCCAGATAGCAAGAGCCACGGAAGCTGTACCGCTTAGGTTGATTCCGTGACGTACTGCCATATACTCTAACTTATGCTTGATGTGGCTACCATAGATTTTTAAAACTCCGCTACTGTCTTTGACAATTCTGGATATTTCGATAGTCTGATTCTTCGTCCGCAATCCAGCGTCTACCTTGATTTTCATTTCTTTTTCTAGCACAGAAGCTAGAGGGCCGTTAGCCGGATACTCCGCATAAAACGTGTAGAGACCGTTTCTCTCTCGGGTGACATTTCCTGTTGTTACGTCAATTTCTCCCAATCCATAGGTGTCAAATTGTTGCTCATTCTTATTAAATAAAATAGGCTTCAAATCTTCACCCCCCAGTTAGGAATTATTGAGACCGTAAAATTGCCGTCCCATGAAATACGGTTATTTTTCGGCTCTAAGTAAGGCATTTTATACTGTGGTGCTCTAACCACCTTATCCCAAGCAGGGAGACCTCCGCTGTAGACTTGATTAGTCTGCATATCAAGAGTGATTCCGCCCTGGATATCTTTCAGCTTAGTCTGTCTGCCGTTGATTGTGATAGTAGTTGTTCCATTCCCTGAAATAATGATTACAGGCTTTGCGTTAACATTTCCCTTACCTTGGATAGTCTGACCATTTGACACGGTCAAGCGATCCCTGCCGTCTTTGTAAAATTTGATAGGGTGACAAAGAAAGTTTAACTTCACGCTACCGAATTGCCTTAGAATCTCCGAGATTGAGAATGTTTCAAGAAATGCTGCGCGGTACACAAAGTCAGGATCCCATGAGAGAACCAAGTCTTTGTAATCGTTGACACCAAGCCAGTCCGTCAAGCGCTCCCCGATTTTAGTTAAGTCGCTCTTGGTACTTATCCGAAACGGAAACTCTTTAGTTACTGGATTTAGGCGGTTATTGTCAATAAGCAAAACACCATCTCGGCCAGAGACGGTGACTTGACTAATATCTTTACCTGCCGAACTGTGTTCGACTTCGTTTATCAGACGCAAATCAAAGTCTGTGCTTTTCTTTCCGTCAAAGCTAATATAAGCCATACTAAATCATACGCCCCCTTTCTTGCCTAGTGTAGTATGCTAACTCTCTGATTAATCTACGCATGTTGTCAGGAGTAAAGAAGTCACTATTCACTTGTCCTGTAGCGTTAAGAGTGTAATTGTTGGTTACATTGGATGTGCTATTAGACACACCAGTAGAACCACCGCCACCGAAGCGATAAGCTAACGAAGCATTGAGCCCTGAAGCTATTTCTGCTGATTTTGGAATGTCCAACCCGAATCCAGAAACGAATTTGGCACTTGCGTCAATCGTATTTTTGGCCAAGTCATCCATCGAATTGTCAACATACCAGCTGTATTTGTCGATACCAAGCGCCCAACCCTCAGGGATTGCTCGCCCGATTTTATCGCGGAAGACTTTGGATGGTGAATTGATGCTCAAAGCACTTCTAGCAGCAGACACAGCGCCAAAGGCGATACTTGCAGCAGCATTAGCTACTGATCCAGCCATAGCATAGATACCAGCTGTTAGACCTTCGCCAATGGACATACCTGCTCCATAAGCCGAGTTATATCCGCCCTGCATTCCGTTTGTAGCGTTATCTCTGAGAGACGAACCTGCGCTATGTGCAGAGCCTTGATGGCTTTGAATTCCCTCTGTAGCACCAGAACCAAAATCAGAACCAGCCTTGCGACCATCACGACCTAGTGAATTCACGCTTGCGTTAACTGATTCTTTCAGCGCGTTTGATGCGCCTGTTGCGATTCCTTGAGTGGAAGAAATACCAGTACCAACACCAGTACCGAATTGCGAACCCTTGCTCTGACCATCAGAGGCCATTGCAAGGAATTGTGCTGAAATAGCAATATTCATGACTGATGCAGCACCCACGGCCAATTGTTGACCTATTCCGATACCGCTTGCGATACCTCCGCCAAATTCAGAACCTTTCGCCTGACCTTCTGACGCCATTCCAGCTACGGAAGTGACCGCTCCAGCTTTCAAGGCGTTTGCAGCACCCTGCACCGCTTCGATACCACCAGATACACCAGAACTAAGACCCGAACCTAATTCAGAACCTTTAGTCTGTGCGTCACCAAATATGCCATCTAAAGCACTTAGCGAAGCGCTCTTTAGTAATTCTCCAGCTCCTTGCGCCGCACTTTGGTTATCTGTGATACCTTGAGCATACTGACCGCTTACTTGCGCCCCGCTGTTTCTAGCTTCTTCTGGTACGCCGTTAAAACCTTGTTTAGCGGATTCAGCTATTCCAGACATTGCTTGTGCAGCAGCAGTAATGTTTGATGTTATACCCTCTCCGACCTTTTCGGGGATTTCACGGGCTTTGACATCAAAACCTGCATCTTGTAGAGCTTTTCTAAACTCATCACCGATAGCGGTTACCATTGCTTGCACTTCTGGAGCTAATTCAACTCCTGCAGCATTAATACCACGTAAGAATCCTTCTTTAGCCTTGTCCCCTGCCTCACTCCATTTCTGGTTGAGATTACCTAACTGTTCGTCCGAGGCTTCTACTAAGGCTTGTGTTTGTTCTGCAGCTTTCGGGCCAGCTTGTCTAAGTTGTTCAATCAACCCTTGATCTAAACCACGACGAGCTAATGTCTCAAGATTTCCAGCCCATTTATCGACATACTCGATATTCTTCTGCAAGTTAGCCGTCATTTGATCCACAGATACGACTGCTTGCTGTTCGATTGCTTGGAACGCATTCTGAACTTCGTTACGCATCGTCTCGTATTGAGAGCGCATGTCTTCAACCAACTTGCGTTGACTTTCGTTTAGGGTATTCCAAGTCAAGATTTGACGCCCCGAAGCATCCTCTACTGCTTGTGTACTTGCTTCTGCAGATTTAACAGCTGTATTAGATGTCTCTTCATACTGAGATTCCAAGCTCTTGAGACTGCCTTCTAGGTCGCTGAGTTGCTTACCAGCTTCTTCTCTGACCTTTTGTAGGGCGACCTCTTTGATAGTGCTGTTGCTTGCACTTTCGCCAAGCCTCTCTTCAGCATCTTTCAGCTTGCTCTTGACATCTGCGATTTTGTCTTCAACTTCCAGCTTCTGCTTAGCGATTTCAACCAAACGCTGGTTGGCTGCTTCTGCCTCTGCTGATTGCTTAGTGACTTCAATCTGCCTACGGATAGCGTCCGCAGTCATGTTGATGGAGCCTGTTGCTTTGTCATAAACAATGTTCAATCCAGATACATTGTTATTTAATGTTTGAGTTGCAGCAGCAAGCTCTTTCTTCTGACTAGCTGTTTTCTTCTGGACAGCGCTTAGTTCTTCAATCTTCCTGACAAGCTTTTCATTCTCATCAGCAGTAGCCTTTATTTCCCGTCTGTGGTCTTCATAGCGCTCTTTGCCTTGGGCAACCTCATCATTTAGCTTCTTGATGGATTCCTTGTGCTTCTCAGACGCTTCACGGGCTTTCTTCTGCTCGTCAGTCTCTCTGGATAGCCAGCTTACAAGGCCTATTACAGCCCCAACGACAAGCGTCACACCACCAGTTAGACCACCTAAAGCGACTCCAAGGGCGCTTGTTGACCCTTCAGCGACCAGAGCAGTACTTGAGAATGTAACCAGCGACTGAATAAGTCCAGAGACCCAATTTTTAACGCCATCAATTATGGCAAGCGCCAACATTGCGCCTTTAAACGCTAATGCTCCAGCGACTGCTCCCGTGATGACAGGGATTAACGCGTCAAAGACAGGTTTCAAAGCGCCTAATACGTTATTTACTGACTGCACAATTGGAATCAGGCCTCTAATGCCGTCTGTGACGAATTTGAAGAAGCCGTTAACGCCAGCTTTTAGGCCGTCCAAGTTTTTAGCAATACTCTTACCAGTAATAGCCTTACTCAGGTCATCAAAGGCTTTCATGACATTAGCGATACCTTTAGCGAACGCATTTACAATGTTATTCCAAGAGGTCTGAATACCTTCACTATTCTTCCTGGCCATCTCTGCAAAACCGTTTGTACCTTGATTCAGCTCAATCAGACGTTTACTAAACTGCTTAAACGTGATTTCTCCGTTTAGCAAGGCTGAGTAGAAGTCTTTTTGTGCGGACTCGCCAGCAAAACCAAAGGATTCAGCAGTCTTCTGCAAAGCGTAAGGCATGGTCTCTTGCAAAGTCTTCCAGGATTGCATATCAACTTTACCAGCTGATAACATCTGGCTAAATTGTTGCAGACCACGGCTAGCATCTTCTGTAGACGCACCAGACGCCAGGAACGCATTGTTCAGGGCCAATGTGAGCTTAGTTGATGTCTTGAGGTCGCCAGTCATAGACGTGAGTTTCTGCGTCGTTTTAACAACGTCATCAAGCGTTGTAGGCAAGCCGTCGATACCGTCTGACAGTTCCTTGGTTGAATTGGCTACATCTTTAGCACTAAAACCTAGAGACTTCATGACCTTTGGATAGCGCTCAAGAGTATCAAAACGATTAATAGCTTTGTCTAAAGACGCGCTGACCAAGTCCATTGCTGAGCTCGCCAGTTTAAAACCGACAGCGCCAACAGAAAAGTTTTTGATGGATTCTTTGATCTTGTCAAATCCACTAGCGCCTTGCTTGGCTTTCTCTCCGCTATCCTTAGCTTTGTTTCCTGCTTCGTCAAATCCGCTTCCTGCGCCCTTGGCTACGTCACCAGCGTTCTTAGCTCGATCTCCTGCTTGTTTAAAACCATCACCGCCAGCTTTTGCCGTTTCACTTGCACTTTTAGCCTTATCTCCAGCTTCTTTAAAGCCTTGGCCTGAGCTTTTGGCTTTATCACCAGATTCTTTTATCTTGTCGCTGGCTTGTTTAAAACCTTCTCCGCTTCGTTTTGCGTCGGACTCAATCCTCTTCAAATCAGTAGACAAAGAAGATAGCTTCTGGCCATTTACTTCAACCTCAATGGTTATTTTTCCATCTGCCAAATATTATTCCTCCTCTCTATCTAGACTGTATTTTCTTTGTAATTTGCGCATCAAGCCCTTGTACTCGCTAGAGTCGTGACTGCTAGGCTTCCATGATCTTATCTGGACAATCTTCATCATTGATGTATCATCAGGTAGACCGTTTAGCAAAGCCATAAATTCAGCCCATGTCAGCTTCCCTTGCTCGTCTAGTAGATTGATGCCATACGCTTGTATAAAACTAGCGTATATGTCTTGAGCGTCTATTTCAAAATCGATTAAGCGGGCTTTGTCGTCTTCATCTACAACTGGCATAGGATTACCTTGCCTATCATAGATGACAGGGTCTTTTTTAACCGTGATAAAATGCTCGTCAATGTACTTCCAGATTTGAGATGCAAGCTCTGGATCGTCTATCACTTCGCCAGTCATAATTTCAATGGCCAACTGAAGCTTCTCAACGTCATTCAGCACATCGTCGCCAAACATTTCAAAAACATCTAAAACAACATCAAACGAACAATCTATTTCAAAGTTCTTGCCTTCAAATTCAAAAGAGGTTCCAAGAGGTTCATTCAGCTTCATAAGCCGACCTCCTTATTTTTTCTTTTTCTTTGTTTTAGCCTTAGCCTTATACTCGTCAGCTCGTGATTTAGCCTTGTTTTTACGCTCGATAGCAAGCTTTTCAAGCTCTGCCCCGATGAGCGTATCAACTTGATAAAACGCTTCGTCTAGGGCCTCATAATCAGGGTATACTTCGTACAATTTAGCAAATGTTCCGTCACCGAATACCAAGTCATACTTGATTTCAGTCGTCTTTCGCTCAAGCGCCAAGGCTTCATCAACTGTTTTTTTGCTAATTTCGCCTTTTTTCAGACCGTCAAATTCGCCTTCGTTAGACTTGTCAACAATTTCCTTTTGATATTCGTTAAAACGATTGTTTACTTCATCTTCAATCTCAAAAAATCTTGTTAGATTTTCGATAGAAGTATCAAACCACAGCTCTACTTCTCCCAATTTGACAGGGAAGCCCGAGCGCTTAACTTCAATTTGAATAGACATATTTTCTCCTTATTTTTTACAAAAAAAGAGCGCTACCTGAGTAGATAGCGCCTTTAAATTATCCCACTACCGCTGATTCTTTTGGAATGGAGTTGTATGAAATCTTGCATCCGAACTCTTCGAAGTCTGCAGCAGCACCAGAACCAGCTTTAATATCGCTGACTGTTGCGATTCCAACCCATTGTGTCTTGTTATCTGCTGACACTACTTTGTGCCAAACAAGACGATCATTACCGAGTTTGTATTTAAGACCCGCAATGTGCTTCATAGCCTTATCTTCTTGGTCGTAAGTACCCTTAAATGTGTAAGAGCCTTTAACAGCGGTTACTGTAGTTTCTTCCGTTCCGTCACCGTCATAGTAAGCGGTTGATGTTGTTTGTTCGTCAGTATCGTCTGAAATATCTTCAATCCACTTAGCCAATTCCAGATAATCTGTCTTCTGAGGTTCTGTGCTACGATCGGTCACAGGGGCGATAAAATGCCCACGTAGGGCGTTTTTATAACGTGCCATTTAATTCTCCTTTTTGTTTAAAATTGTTAGATTTGCAGTGATGTCCTGCAAGTAGATGTAGTAGCCTTGGCCGTCTCTCTCATTAAGAGTCGGAGCGGTTACTGTTAAGTCGTTAAATATATATGAGTCATTCTTGCTTGGTAAATCAAGGTCAAACTCTGACAGCTCTTTGTTGATCTCCCATAAGCACTCACTTGCTTTTTGCTGATCTTTCGTCTTTATGGCGATTTCAAAGATGAGGTTTACATCTTTTGACCCATCCATGTACTCTTTCTTGACTTGTCCGCCTGGCAATGGATAGAGGACTAAACCCTCTTTTTCATCCAAAAAGTCCAGTCGACATTTTAACGGAATACCTAGAGTGTCGATGAAAGCACGCAAGACGACAGCAAAGTCATTGTTATTCTTCGTCATTTAATGCCCATCGCTTTCAATCCGATTTCTGCCCATTTGTTAGCGTGTAAAGGTTTAGCCTTCAAATCCCAACGTTTACCTGTTCCAGGTGTTGAGTAGTTGCCAAAACTAAAACTTCTGTGTTTGTTGTATGCTCCTCCGTAAAATTGAGCTCGTGCGTAAGGTGTATTATAGACAATCTGCGAGCCACCACCCGTTACATGCCCGCTAGACCTTAGAGGCCCTTTTCTCAGCGGGATGTACGGATCCATATCAAGCAGAGCCTGATTGGCAATCGCTAATTGTCCTTTTTTAACACTTGTCTTATTGATTCTTTCCTTAGCCTTGCTCAAGTCTATTTTTAATTTAATAGAGGTCATTACATCACCTCTATCTCGTAGCAATAGACCTTATTTTTAAACGGATAATACACAGGGATTATCTTATTGATGATGTACTCTCGATCACCATCTTTTAAAATCCCGCTGCGGTAAGTGTTATCAATCTGCACATCACAGTATTGTGTGTATACAAATAAAACACTTGGTTTGCTATACGTCGGGTTCTTGGTTCCTGCTGGATTGTTGATAGCGCCTGGGGCATTGTAGTTTCTGTCAAATCTCACGGGAGACAATAAAAGAGGGTCAGAATAAGATTCCTTCCCCCAATCGTCTTTATTTGCCTGTTTTTGGATCGTGACAGAGTCAACTAATGCTCGCTTATCTACCATATCTATCAACCCCCGAATACAGAAATCCAGCCGATTTAAGGGCGTTAAACGCATCGAGCGATAGATTATACCCCGAAGCTATTTCATGAGCCTTAGAGGAGTTTTGAGAGCCGTAGGATACAGTTGTACGACCCAACGTCATGCTTGAGATTGATTGTTTATCCTCTGCTGTCAAAATACCTGAGCTTTCCAAATAATGCACTTGGTAAGCAGTAGCTAGCTTAACAGCTTTCTTTCTGGGTTTAAAATCACTCTCGAAGTCGTTGTAGTCGTAGAAATGACGAATAAATAAATCAATTGCAAGTTCAGCTTGTTTCAATCGTGTGTCAAAGTCAGTGAACTCATCAAAACCAAGTTTGATATACTCTTCTTTAGTTAAGTAAGCGATAGTAGCCACCTCCTACAAAAGAGATTCCTCCGACTTATTGACGTTATCGATAATTTTTAACCAAGTTTCACCAAATGCGACCTTTATTTTCTCATTGATTACATTTGCTTCTTCAACGTCTAATTCATAGGTTTTACCTTCGTCAAATTGTCGGTCAGATTGCGCTAGATAGAAATTCCTATCTGCTTTAAAACTAGCCATTCAATGCCTCCAGAAGCTCATCTTTTGATTTAGTTGAGTAGCTTTCAACTCCTCTTTCTTTAGCAAGAGCTTTCAATTCGACTAAGGTCATTTCCAAAAGTGAGTGAGTAGCCAAAATTTCTTCGATTCCACCCTCTCCAATCACTTCTTCAAAACCATCTGCAATCAATTGAGCTTCAAGCAAGCCACCTTCTTGAACGACATATACTTGGTTCTCTTTTTCGTACTTTCTCATTTGTTACCTCCTACTAGGCTGATTTGTGAGAAACATAGACACCATCTTGTTTTGTTTTTAAAACAAAAAGATCATGGTAGAGACGGTTTTGATACAAGTATCCATCACCTTCAGTATGTTCTCCTGGAGCAAAAAGATAGATAGAGTTAAATTTAGCCTTGGCAATTACTGCTGGTTTAGCAACGATCAGGAAGTTGATGTTTTTGCCGTCTGTATCTTTGACAAAACCTTCAGTAAAGTTAAATTTGGTCTTGAAACGCGCATCGTCCCAAACTTCGATAAGCTGAACTCCGTCAAGTGAAGTTACGCGAGTATCAATACCTTGAGGTGAAGTAGTAGCGATTGAACGTGTGAAATCTTTGGAACGTTCTAAGAAGTCCATGACCTCACTAGATACGTACATGACAATGTTTTGTGCGCCATACTTACGGATAGGCAATAGAGCAGCTTTCAGTTTTGAGTAAATATTTACTTCTGATAGATCATCTTCGGATTTGAAGTGATTGTTAGTGATGGCATCCGTAGCAATTTTAGAAAAACGATAAGCATCTACTTCTGGAGTTGCGTGCTCAGTGATGAATGTGTTAGATACGTTAGCAGCTGACAGCTCTTGATTTGTTTCGTCCACGTCCGCTTTGTCAACAAAGAATTCAACGTCACGGTCAAATCCGAGAGTATAGACGTTTTTGTCGTTTGAAACAGTTCCTGAGTTGTAACCTTTTGAACGCGTATGAGCCTTATAGCCAGTTACTGAAATCGTTGGCAATTCAAAAGATTTAGCTCCCAACCAATTTACTTGCTGTGTTTCCAAAATGCTTGTGAGGGCACCTTGCATAAGTTTCTTCTCAAATGTTCCCTCATGTTTAGTAATGTAGTTGATTGACATTAATTGTCCTCCTGTTAATTATTTAGACCTAGAGCCTTCAAAAAGGCATCCTCTTGGTTGTTCGTTCCAGCAGTTGGATTTCCTGCCGTAGCGAAAGTCGGTTTTGGTTTCTCCTCATCCTGTTCCTGCTTAGTTCCAAATTGAGGATATTTGGTAAGTATCTGCTTGATTGCGTCATCAATAGACACTTCATCAGATACCAGCCGTTCAGACAGAGCGATTACGTCATCTACAGAGTCAGCAATCACTCCTTGTTTTAAAGCCGATAGCTGAGCTGATAGCGTCTTGTTATCAGATAAAGCCTTTGCTAACTCTTGCTCTTTAGCGTTGAGCGCTTCAGCACTTTTCTCTGATTCACTTTTCTGCGAATCCTCCCAAGCTTTCAACTTCTCGAACCCTTCTTTAGCACTCTTGATATCTTCAAATCCCAGGCTTTTGAAAATCTTCTCTTGTGCTTTTTTGGATTCTTTAGCCACCAGCCCATTCACTTCTTCTTGACTAAATGTTCTGGCTTGTTCTGTGCTTTCTTGCACTTTATTCTCTCCAGATTGAACTGTCTGGTCAGTGTTTTGGATTTCTTCTGCCATAATAGGCCTCCTGCATTTGATATTCCGTTCTTTAACGCCTACGGATAAAGGCAAAATAAAAACCGCATGATTCTTCACACGGTTTGTTATAGCAATTAAGTAGCAGTCTGTTCCTGCAAGTCAAGATGACGGATCACCTCCCTATCCGTAATACTTTTCTTTAGCATAATCACGATGTAGAAACGGATGCTGTCTGAGATAGTCTCTCATAGCTCCTTGCTGGATTCTAACCTTGCTCTTGTACTTGTCTATCAGCTCCTTGTCGCCTAATTTCTCGGCTACGTGGAGCTTTTCCTTGTTGTTCCTGATAGACCGTTCTAAAGCCCTCTGCTTGGCTTCTGCATTTGCGTTCTCTATCGCTTGCTCTGGCGTTACGTTCTTCACATCTTCCCCTAACTCTGGCAACTCATTGATGCCAGGAATAAACGGGGTCAAGATATGACCGCAGTTGATGCCCAAACACCCCGCAGGAGTTCCATAGCCGTGGTCATTAAGAGATAAGATAGTATATCCTTCTTCTTCTCGAGCCATACCAGTCGTTACGATATGATGCTGCAGAGGTGCACAAGCCTCTCTTGCTGTCGCCTTCTTCGAGTAGTAATAAGTATCTATCCCTAGCTCTTCAGCGGGCATGGTTCGCATTTCTCGATAGCTTCTAATAGCCGTGGTCTTAATGACCGTCCGTGCATAATTATCTATTTTCCAGCGCTTACCGCCCCTATCAACAAAGCCTTTAAAGCCTGCGTCTTGCCATTTCATGACGGTTTCATTTAGTGCTTTGTCATGAGTGGACAAGCCAGTCACTACACGAGCCACAGAATCTTGTATGATACCTCTGTACACCTCAGATACTGCTTGCGGTAGCGTAGTATTAATCAGGTTTTTAATATCTCCGTGCGACTGGTTAAAATAACCAGATAGCAACTCTTGGACGTGCGAAGAATCTCCTGGCTCACCTTCTCCTAAGTCATCAATTAGATGTTGTTTGGTGTCCTTGTAGATCTTAAAACCTTCACCTTCAATAACCTGTCTGAGCTGTTCTTCGCCAATCTTCGAGTATTTAGCAATCGTCTTCAAGTTTTGCTCGTTCAGCAAGTGCATCTGATTCAGTTTTTCCAACTGCCAGATATACGGATTATCAGCAAGCGAAGCCGTGCCACGCTCTAACAGCCTATCTATGACTTCGTCGAATAGGTCAAGAGTTAGTTTGTGATAAGTATCAGCAACTTGACCCGCTTCTAAAATTAGCTGTTCATCATCAAATTTAATCGGGTACTTGTGCTTCATCTAATCATTCTCCGTAAATATCTACGTCTTCTTGACTTCTAACGCTCCCTACGTCAGCTACAGCCTCTTTTCTAACAGCCTCAGCCATTTTCTTGGCTTCTTCCGTAGAAAATCCTAGAGCCTTTTCGATTGCATACTCACGGCTTACTAGACCACTTGCTAAAGCCTTTGTGTAGTATTCTAACTGAGTATTTTTGTCAGTAAAAACTCCGTCGTCAAGGCTTACCGTGACATTTTCAAGCGTCGGAATAGGCCCGCTGTACAAGTCATATAGTGCCCCAAGCTCACAGATAGAAACTACAAGCTCTTTGATTGACTGCTCTACTAGGCTTACAATGCTGTTACGCATTTGATAAGTGTCTGAGTTCTCGCTTACCACTTCAGTAGCCGTCTTCATGCTCTTACCGTCAAAAGTAAACATGCCAGCAGATACACCTATCTGCATTTCGAACAGCGCTAAGCCCTCGTTGATAGCTTTAATATAGTCATCTGAGCGGATAGGTGTTGTTAGGTCTGTGATGCTAACAGGGGTATCCTTACCACCGTCAATTTGCTCGTATACATTCTGCTCTGGGTCAAACTCACGCTTCACAAGGTCAATGTCTCCGTCTCTTGCAAAGCCAACTCTGACAGTCTGGTCAGGAACAATGACGCGACGTTGCCCCATCTTGACTTCCCAGCGAAACTCGTCGTAGGTCGTGTTAATAAAATCAATCGTACTCTTAGCGTTATCAAAGATAGACAGACCAAGCGGGCTGTTAATATCTTTGTTGTTCATGCCAGGAGGTTTCAAATAAGTAAATAGAGGCCGTGTCAACTGTTCAAGGACAACCTCTTCTTCAAGGTCTTCATAGACTTCAGATAGTGGCACTCTGTCGCCAACCTTCTCTTTTTCTGTCGAGCGATAAAGCTCGTTAGTGATTACATACTTACCGTCCTTGTCCCACTCATGGAACTCAATAAGAGTATAATAGACGTTCTTCTTGTCAATCGTTTTGATTGTCTTTGTCACGATTGCTGCAGACGATATATCTTGTGTGTTGGATTGCAACGGCAAAAATACAGGAGCTTGCACAAATGAAACTTTCACGCTATCGCCCGACACATAAGGGCGCATCGCAAGACCACCGAGAGCCAAACAGCTCTCAAGATACCGCTCGAAATTCTTGTTGAATCGGTCATTTTTCAGCGTATCTTGGATAAACTTGTTTGCTGTTGTATCATCCACAGTAATTTCCGCCTGCTCGTTAAATACAAGGCTTGCAAGCTTCTTTGACGCCGTTCGTGCAATCGGCAAATGATTCATGCTGCGCTTTTTCTTTTCGTGATTTGAGTTGAGATACTCAATTTCTGGCCATTTACTTTGATAGTAGGTCAGATTGCGAGAAATCCTATCATATTCTTCCTGCGTAACTGCAATTTTAGGATGTTCTGTGATGTTGCCTAATGATTGGCCTGTCATTGCGTATGTACTCCTTTTAAATATATTTTTAATTTTCTGTATGATACCCATTTCAAAGCCTTTCTTAAGCTTTCAACCCGAGTAATTGAAGGTTATCCACAATCAGATATTGGAACGCGTCGCAGGTATGGTCGTCTTCCTTAACGACTTTAGGGTCGTCATTCATGATTGATTTCTCTTCCCACTGATACCGCTTGTGTTCCTCAATAAAATATCTCAGGTTGTTTTCAGTCGGTAAATAATAAAAACGCCCATCAGCTAACAACGATTGGACGTATTCGGTCATAACTATTTTTTTCTTTTTGGCTACTGGATGCCAGCGAATGCCAAAGTCTTCCAAGTATTGGTTTCTCAGCGCACCCTCTGCGCTATCGATTGTCATTTCTACTACTGGCACATTAACAAATAGCTTCGTCTGCCTTGTGACAAACTCATGTAGTTCTTTTGACAACACGCTAGGCGCTTTCTTATGTGTTTTCCCAGCAGGACTGTAGTAATAATTATCCACAAGATACAGTTTGCGCTTGTTAGTAACTACAGCATGCAAGCAAGTAGTAGCCGATTGCTGGTGACCTGTATCTGCTGCAAACAGCTGACCGATAACACGCTCATTATCTGGTATCTTGTCCACTCTGTGGAATAAGTCCATGTTGTAGACGTTAGTACCGAGTCCTACAGGTTCACCAAGATAGATATATCGGTAGTAGTCGTAGTCGTTTTCTTTTATCCGTTCGATGTCCGCTAGCATCTGCTCTGTTACAAAGCCAAGCTCGTCATCTAGATAGCTCGATTTATGCAGCAGATAATCTTCTTGCTCTTTCAGGCTATCCCACCACTCATTAATCCAAGAGTATGGATTCCTAGGCGGGTTATACGTCCAGAAAAACTTAACGAACGGTACATCAGGGTGTTTCTGACGCATAAAGGTCACGTTTGTCTGGTCAAAGTCCTCTTGATTAGAGAATTCTGCAGCTTCTTCATACCAAACAAAGACAATGTTCCCAATATCATTCGATTTCAACTTCTGGAAATCGTCCTGACCGTAGAAATAGAAGCACGATCCTGTAACCTTATCTTGTATTTTAAAAGGCGATACAGTGGCTTTAAAACGTCCCGAGAGACCGAATAGATTCAATGCCCACTGAATCTTTAAATACACACTATCTCGGATTGTATTTCCGACTTTACGAATGACTACAGCATTTGCTTTTTTGTTCTTCTTCAAAAACTTTGCCATGCCGTAGACCATATTTAGTGCGACTACAGAGGATTTAAAAGAGTTACGACCGCCAGCCAGTACATTGTAAGGCAATTTAGAGATCCAGACAGGTTTAAAATGCGGATTCACATTCTTCTGGATGTCAATTGTCATCTTCTGCCCACCTGTCTATAATTGTGATATTAGTCTCGGCCATGTTACCAGTCTCTAGCTGAGCTTTCAACTTCTCAATCTCAAGCTCCATCTTCTCGCTTTGCTTAGCAGTGGGATAGCGTTTCAAGATTTCTTGTATAGCTTTGATAACCGTTGCATTATCAGCTTTTTTCGTCAGCCTGTCGACTTCGCCAGTCACGGGATTCATCATCAAGACTTCCTCGTCACGCTTGCCTCTTGCGATGTCAGACAAGATGCTCAAAGCCTCTCTAGCGCTCATGATGTTATGCTCTTGCATTTCAATCATTCTAGCGTCTATATAGGCCCTAATTTCAAGTTTTTTCAAGTTCTGCCCAGCTATGCGCCCTGCTGTCTTTTCGCTATATCCAGCTTTAATAGCAGCCTGCGTCGCATTACCAGTAGCGATGTACTCGTCTGCGAACTTTTGCTGTCTAACATTTAACTTGCTGATTTTCCATCACCGCCTTTCAGACAAAATAAAAAGTCGCATGAGCGACTGAAGGGAATTTCTGGAATCGAACCAGAAGAGGCAAAGATTTTTTGAAAAAGGTTTTTGCGAGGTAACCATGAAACACGAACATGAACATTAAAAAATACATAAGGAGACTTAAGACCTCTTAACCATTATTCCCGAAAATGCGCCCTAACCGCAGAGGCGCGATACTGTACGAACTTCTAAATTTTATTGTTTGCGGTTAGATAAGAGAGAGCCTGAAATCGCATCAGGTCAAAACCTATCATTCTCTCCCCGGAAGTTTAAAGGAATTAGAAATATCAAAGACCTCTTGCCAAATCTTTGATACTACTATTTTATCACTATTTCAGCCTAACAATTCCCGCATTTTTACCGCAAAATTACCGCAAAATTACCGCTTTTTTACCGCTTTTCGCAAACCAGTACTGCACCGCGGTATTGCCAGGCGAAAGCGAGCAATGCCCCTTCTAACAATTCCTGATAGCGCGTCTTCTCGATCCCTAGTTCTGTATAGATGACATACGCAGAGTCAGGAACGTTTTTCAGAAACCGAGAATACAAGATAAACCGATAAGTCGGATTAAATAGCCTTGATACTGCCTGCTCAATCTCTTCCAGCTCAGACAAAGCGTCTACACGTCTAATTGCTAGGTTCTCGATAGGTCTATTAGGCCCGCTTGCTCCTCTAATTTCAAAAGTAAATTCCTGCGTTACCTTTTGAATGGCTTCGTCGCAGGCAATTTCCCGCCACTTCGGATACTCTCTTAATTTAGCTTTTGCCTTCCGAATCGTCCTTTTTTCGTTGACCTCTGGCAAAAGCGGAATCACTCTTTCTTCAAACATTCAATCTCCTCATCACATCGTTTAACCTGTTTCTTTAACCAATCCCTGCGTTTTGAAGCCACTTGCAGACCGAAATCCCTCTGCACAACTGCCATGTGCTCAGGCTCTAAATCTCTCAAATAGCATTTCTTCGCATGCTCTAGCTGTGCTATCTTATCCTCCAACATTATTCCGCTCCGCTGTTTCTTTTAAATTCTTAGCAATCTCCGCATCGATTGTTTTATTGAGCTTGTTCACTTGCTCAGTGATCTCTGCGTTTTGCCGTTCCAGCCTAAAGACCTTGTCGTTTAGGTTCTGATTCGCTTCATACTGCTTGTAAAATCCGAAGCATACTACTACCACAAATACGCACAGGATTAAGTAAGTAAACTTATTTAAAAATTTATCTGAGTTCATTTCCTAATCCTTTCGCTTCATTCGGTTCCATTTACTGTCCTCCAATTCAAAATACTCTATCAAATCTTCTTTCAACTTACTTAATGTATCGCAACGACCAAGCATGTCACAGACATCTGCTATTGTATCCTCTTTATTCAATATGTTTTCTGCTACTGCATCAGCTACCCATTTTGGATGTGTGCCAGCGTAAGAAAACTCATCTTGAGGCAATAGCTCAAGTAACGCCTCATATCGTTCTTCAAGTGCAATTAATGCTCCAAAAACATCGATATACTCAACATCATCTTTCTTCTTCTCGAAGACTTCTGGCTGATTTTGCTTTACCATTTCCGCATAGATTGCAGACCATTCTTTTTCCGAAAAACGTGATTTTTCAACTAGTGCTCCGTATTCAATTTCTTTTCCATCTACTGTTACTTTGTAATTCATCTTCCTGTTCCTCTCAAATAACTAGGGATTTCATCCCCTAAATTTAAACTCTCGTACTGATCCTTGTTGACCAGATACTTGCCGTAGTGTCTTACTGTGACATGATACCTGCCGTTAGCTTCTTCCTTGTGCGTTACCACGGGTCTGTTAAACACTGCCCCTGCATAGAACGATACTATGCATGAGGCTATAAAAAATATTAGTTTAAACTCGGTCATGGTCTGCCTCCAGAAGTTCTGGGGTTTCGTAGATGAATTGATAACCAAAAACATTATTCCTTCGTCCGCTCAAACATTCCGAGATATTCCCATTAGATTTCATGCCTAAAAAGAATTGAGCGTCTTTGATACTTTTAAAAGAGCCTACTCGTTTGCCATCCCTCAGCATAATAATTGCTTTTTGTTTTTTAGCACCGACTTCTCCATGGCTTTTTATTTTATTATCTTCCCAAAACATCCAAGTCATATTTTCGAATCGATAACCAATAAAGGGATTTGTTCTGTCAACTGACGGTTTGAATTCTTTTTTATAACCAGATTTCGACCAAATATCGAAGATGTATAGAAATTTTTCTTCGGAATATGCCCATTCCCTAAAATCATATAAAGAAAAAGGTAAACTTCCATATCCTTTTTCTACATTTCGATGTTCCATTTTATGATAAAGGTTCGCTAACATCCCTTTTGGAAGATGTCTGTATACTTCGTTTGTGTCAGAATACTTTTTCCTTGCACGCTTCTCCCAAACATCTATTTTATACTTTGGAATCATCTTGCACCTCCTTATTTTTCAAGCTTTTGGATTTCACGTTCCACTAGATCTTTACGTTTCTGTAATTCTTCTAGTTTTTGAACATCTAATGCTTTCTTAATGATTTCAAGTCGCTCGATTTCTTTTTTGAACTTGATTAGCTCTTCAACTTTCCGTGCATAATCTCTAAAATTATTTGCCCACTCATAATTATCCCAACCAAAAGCATGTAAAAATTCATTTTTTAAGTCATTGTGTTTTCTTTCCAAATCTCTATTGACCATCGCCTGAGAATACATGATATAGAATGTCATAGCTGAAATCAGCAAACAAGCTATAAACATTCCCCAAAACATTAAATCTTTCATTGTTTTACCTCACTTGTAATTCTATTACGCTCTACTCTTAATTTAAAACTAGTGCCATCACCGGAACATACTAGAGTTGTTTCTTCCTCCCACTGACTTCTCGTATATGGATATCTGTTTGGTCGTTTCATTTTGTTACCTCTCAATCTTTATTATTTTTTAATAACATATAAATAATTACCGTCCAATACGAAGTCCACAATAGTTCTGACAAAGATTTCAGAAAATGTTCTACTGTCATTCTTCCACCTCCTCAACTTATGCTTCCTTCAAATACTGGTTAAATACATCTTCATCAAGTATTCCGTTTTCAATCAAGTTTTCAACTGCGATTTCAATTTTAATCAAACGATTTAATTCTTCATTTGGCAAGAAAGCCATAATAATTTCTTCCATTAAACCACCTCCTCAATCTCAATTTTCTTGCACTCGATCAAGCCAGAATCCACATAGTCTCTTAATACTCTGTGATAACCGTCATCTCCTAGTGAGATAATAATATCTCCGTTCTCGTCCAGATACCCTTTCACCCATATTTCAGAGTTGTTTTTATTTTTCATTCTTGCACCTCCTCAATCTCAATCCCTTCGCAATCAAAAACCCATTCGAACCCAGCATCTTCAAGCTCTTTGCGGGTGAATTTAGATTTTAATCTACTTTGTAAAAAACCCAAGAACTCCTCATCTGGATTTTTTACAAGATACTGATTTACAGCTTTTATTTTAACTGTGTACCGCTTCTCTTTCTCGACTTCGTAGCCGTCAAGCCATGCACGGGCAAAGTTTTCTTGGTTATTTTCTGTTTTTAAAAATTCTTTTAGTTTTGAGAAATCGTTTTGATTTGCGTAGTTGTAAAAATATACATCACCAACAAGCAAAGCATTTTGCAAATTAACATTAGTAAATTTACAATACTTAATCCAATCTACCACAAACTGCGGAATTACTGGCTTTTGTGGTTCTGGCTTAGTCATTTTTTCATATTCTCGGATAAAAATTTTTACGTTTGTGAAACTTGGAAAATATCCAAATTTTTGCATTCGTTCCATTAATGCCTTAACCAATTCTTTTTTACTCATTTTTTTCCTCCTCAAGTTAAAAACAATATATTTTTGGCTTTTTTCAATCTTTTGTAAAAAATCAACACGATACAATCTGTATTTAAAATATAACTTTTCCCTTTTTCGGTAATTTTAACTAAATTCTGGCCAGGGAAAAGCCTTTTAATTCGCTCTGGCACTGCGTGAATCTCACATTCTCCAAAATTAATTTCTGAATCTATGGTAGTTATCCCTTTAACTTTCATTCTATTTCCTCAATTTCACATTATATTCATATCAGTAAAGACAATTTGTTGTGTTAAGATTCCGTTGCAAACATATATACTTTGGAAATTTGGGTTATTTTTGACTTCCATCGTTTCGTCAAAAAAACGCATTCTCCCCTTTGGAATTAATAATTCAAAGTTATTATTTTTGAAAAGTTCAAACCTTGATTTACTATCAAATATTCCGTTTTGGTTCATGATTAGAGCAAATGGCAATCCGAAATCATACATTTTTTTAAAAATCGCATCTCGTTTGCTAAAAGGCGGGTTACTAACGATGCATTCTGTAAAAGCTGGCGGTTTTTCGTAATCAAAGAAATCTTGACCTGTTTCAATATGCCCATGATGAACAGCAAACCCGTTTTTACGTAAAATTTTCACAAATTCACTGTTTTCTTTATCGAAAGGGCACCAGATGTACTTGAAGCGTTTTGCTTTTAAATAAGGCAAAATAATTTCGACTGCATAAGCGGGTGTGTAGTATTCGTCACTTTTTGATGTCTTCATTTGTTGGCTAAATCTCCTTTTCCATCTCCTCAATCAACCAATCCAGATTCTTTCTGGCTTTCTTTAAATCTTCCAATCCGTTCTTGCTTTGGAACCGCAATAGATATTTAATTGCATTGCCCCAATAGAAGCCTTGCACGGCTGTTAAATTGCCTGCGAAGTTTCGGACTACCTCAATCGCTTCAAGGCCAAAAGCACCCTGATAATGACTAGGATTATTGACCTTGTCTTCTTCGATTATTTCATCTAGTACTTGTTCATACGATTTTTCTTTCATTTCAAATCCTCTTCTTTCACCCAAACGCCATCGATCAGCTTGCCCTTGCGGTCTTTGATTTCATTCCAAGCTTGCGACAAGCAGTCTTCAAATTTTAGATTTTCGTATTTAACGATAGTCCTTAAATACGAAATCAAACGCACAATAGGTTCTTCAATTTCATCTTTCGTCCGTCTCACTCGTAAGGAGATAAGACCGATTGTTTCAGACGCTTGTGGCATCAGGTCGCTTGGCTGTAAATGATTGCATATTATATTAAAATCGCTGATCTTTTCAAGACCTTGCTGTTGCGCAAGTATAATCAGCACGACAACCACATCACCGATTGAATCCTTAACGACTTCTTTATTCCCTTTAGCAAGACCTGAAGCCAATTCTCCAAACTCCTCGTAGAGCTTTAGCAACTGCTTCTCGCTATCTGCCTTGTCCAGTCCACGGTCGATAGACCATTGCTGTACGTTTGTAATTAATTTGTGTAATTCCACTTTAAATCCCCCACGATTTCTCCAAATGCATTTCACGTTTGAGCTTGCGTTTTAACTTTCTTAATCGCTCTTCTTCAGTCGTGTTCTGCGTGCTGTCAATTTTTAATAAATATTTCTGACCGGCTTCGACATCCCTGTCTCTTTTAGCCGAGTCTAATTTCTCCCTCAAACACGTTTCAAAGAATGCTTTATCAAATATAGGCGCTAACCGAATCATCGTATTCACGGGAGGTAATCGCCCCCACTTCTTATCGATACGAAGCCTTGAACCTATATAGCTTACTTCTTTTTCGCTCGATATAAATGTTCGCAGAAAATCAAATACGTTCTTGTAATCGCTCTGCTTCTCTTCGATGATTGAATAAAACTTCTCTACATTTTCCATTCCCTAACCTCTCTAATCAATAATTTAATTTTGTAGTTCTTCGTTCCAGACTTTCCACCGTGCGAAAAGATTGTATGCTTGATAATATTGTAGTTATCGTCTGTCCAAAATCCTGCATCAGTCAAGCCGTCCAGTAAAGCTTTACTGGTTGGTGACCAGTTTGGAGGGTCGTAAATCCTTTCTGTTGGAGAGAAGATAAGCACTTGTACAAAGCACTGTTTCTCTTCCGAAAACGGCAATCCAAAATAATCTTTAAGCGTGTTTAGCCCTTCGTATTTAGCAAGCTCTCGCAGAAATTTTGTGATTTTAGCTTTTTTCTGGAAGTGCATACGGTCGTTCGCAGATATCATCTGCTTGCGGTTCAACTCAAATTCTAAAATAATTGGTTCTTTCATAATTTTATTAAAATCCACCAGCCAAATTTAAAGAATTGTGTGAGAAAATGGCTTGGCTGGTGAAATCCTTTGCGTCATTCGTCCAAGTCTGACGCTTATTTTCTAGGTTGCTTTTAGTGAGGTTCCCAGCTCATAGTTTTTTAAAATTCTATTAAGTCATTCAGGTTAACCAGAGCGCCTAATTTCTTCTGGCTTCTGCAATAATCACAGCGTCCGCAATTAGTAGGCTTCTGTTTTCCTTGAATCACATTCCATACTTCGACAATGTTATCTTTGATGTTTTGCAGACCTTCTTCAAGCCACTCTTCATCGATTTTAATTATCTCTTTATCAGGAGTGTTCTCTTTGCTGACTGCTACAATCAATGGTCTAAATTCCTTGTCTGTCATTTGCTTCAGCAATTCTCTGTACAGCCCTAACTGTCCGTGATAACCAAAGCCTAGTATATTGTTTACAGACGCTGGAACACGCTTTTTCAACTCCGCATTCCATTCCTCTGTATAGATTGATTTCATGGTTTTTAAATCCACGAAATATCCACGACTGAGATTTACGCTATCAAGCTTGCCCTTTACTGGTACGCCCTCGATTTCTCCATAGACGATCATTTCTTTTTTGACTTCATCACCAGAAAGTCCGTGGTAAAGCCTATTAAAACCTTCATCTTCAGTCAATGATTGGATCATTTTATCTCCGATCACAAACTCTGATTTCAATCCACCTTTATTTTTCCCTGACTTCGCAAGAAGCTTTTCTCCGTTTTCTTTCAAAAACTCGTCATGAGCTTCCTCGCTTTCAAAATAGCTGTGTACATAATTGCCCAGAAGAAGGGGCGTTTCATCCCTGTCTTCAACCCACAACCCATTGTCAACAGCATAGGCTCTCGCTTGGCATTTTTGATATTCTTTGAAGCGTGAATTAGATAACCAGTTTTTGTCAGAATAATAATTCTTATCTGTTAATTCTTTTGCCTTCACTTCGTCTCCTTTCCAGAATCGATTTTAAAGCGTCTTATTTGCTCTACGTCAAATTTTAATTAGTTGGTCGATAATTTATATACCTAACACTTAAAATTGATTCTAGGCCGTTTTAAACACCTTCTGCTATGTTCGTTGTATTTCCCTCAAAGAAGCTTACCTCTTCCAAAACTTCTCCCGTTTCCTTATCGTGCTTAGGCAACTCAGTTCCTGTAGGTTCTCCCAAGAAATCAGACAAGTTTTCTTCTTGAGGTGTAACGTCAATAGGTGCTCCTTTAACATCCTCTGACTCATTGTCTGCTGTGAAAGCTTGCTCCATCTCTACTGATAACGGGCCGTACTTGCTGATGATTTGTTTAAGCAATGTTTTTTGAGCCATTGCATCAAAATCTGAACTCCAAGGGCCTTTGCTGTAGGTTTTGGAAAAGCGTTTGCCGTGAGCCTCAGCCTGCTCCTTCGTCCAATAAGTCAATTTTTCAAATCCGTTTATCAATTTAAACGATGCGAAGTATCCTACTACTTCATCTTGTGGTTGAGTAAAATCGATTTCCAATTCCTCAAAGAGTGGATTGTAGGAAATAAATTGGCTCTTGTAGACAATTCCGGCAGTGATACTCTTGTACTTTCCACTCCGTTGTGCTAATTGAAGAAGCCCTTTATACCCAAGCTGAAATTGCGCTTCTTGACCGTAAGGTACGATGTAGGCTTGTCCTAAGCTTGGTTCAATTGGTAAATTCAAGACTGCTGCTTTCATCGCTGCGGTCATGATCGATTGATTGCTCGCTCTAGCAAATAGCTTGTTGTTAGTCACGATTGATAGCAAGCTTGCTACAAATTCATTCTCTTTGCCCTTTAGGACTTCTTGAAATTTAGCCTTTACTGCTGGCGAATTAAAGAAATCCTTGTGTGTTACTGTTGATAATTGATTGTTTGTCATTCCTTGTCTCCTTTACTTAATCCATTTCGCATAGCTGTCTGTCTATCCAGCTATCGTATTCTTCATCTTCATCTTCTTCTAGTTCGGTATATGGTTCCGGCGGTGTGCTGAGCCATCTGTCATAGTCAAACGGTTCAAGCATGCAGGGCCTCTTTCAGCTCTTCGTGAAACTTGTCTAAGTCAACTGCTTCAACCTTTGATACTCTCATCTGTGATGTTTTGATCTGGCTCTTGTACGCCTGCAAGCCCTCTTGTCGTTCTTCCTCGCTTCTTGGCAAGTAGTATCCGTTGTGTCCTGCTTGCTTAATCGCAACTACTGGAATACCGTATTGGAATACTAACCGCTCGATAGCTTTCTCAACCGATCGCTTACTCATGCCTAGCATCTGTTCAATCTCTCGTCTAGGCCGTGGTCGCTCACTACCGATTGGAATCGCTTGTAAAATCCTCTTGTGTAGTTTATCCATGTTCTACCTCTCTTAGTAATGCACATAGCATTAAATCCTTAATCTTCATTTCTGACGCTACTGGATCGCTCGCTAGTAGCTTTTCTTTCATGATGTCTGACAGCGGGTAGAACATCCACTCGAAGTCATCAATCATTTGTGATACTCTGCATCCTGTACTTTCGTTGCTCAAATGCTCCTCCTGCTTTCCGTATCATTTTTGAAAATAAATCGATTGTGCTTTGAGCCTGCTAATATACGGTCTAACAGGCTAGGCTCATACAGTTGTTTTAGTTGTTGGCCAGCGTAATTCGTTGTAATAATCGTATTAGTCCTGTTTTCTAATAATCTATACAGAATCGACTGCGCCCAACTGCTGCCTTCCTTGATTGAATTTCCTACACTTGATTCTTTGCCTAGATCATCAAGCACCAGAAAGTCTACATCTTGCAGGAATTTAATGGTTCTTTTCTCTTCCCACTTGGAATCCTTGTAATTAAATGCTTCTTTCATCCGATCAAACAGTTCGGATACTGGCATGTAAACGACGGATTTTTTCTCTCCAAATTTTTGGAAGCTCTCGTTTAGAGTTTTAGCCATGCCAAGGGCTAGATGGCTCTTACCTACTCCTGGAGGGCCTTGGAAAATTACATTCCCTTCATAGCGTCCTTTTACATAATCACTTGTAAACCTCTTTGCGAAGTTGACGGCATTAGCATCTTGTTCTGTGTGGATTTCAAAATTTCCAATTGTCGCTTTTGCGATTTTTGGAGAAACTATAGATTCTCTTTCAAACACTGCATAACTTTTGAAATTTCTCACTTGCTCTTCTGCCAATGCTCCAGCTTGCTCAATTTCTAAATTGATTTTTTCTTGCGTACATTCGGGGCAGAAAGAAAATGTATTGCCTGTACTTGGATTTGTTGTTTGCCATAACAGAACTGTCGGATGTATATTGCAGTGCTTATCAATCGTTTTAGTCCTTGCACAATGCGCTTCCCTAAGTTCCCTTACTGTTTTAATGCTGGCCATATTAGATACCTAACTTAGGATCATAACCATCATCCAGCATTGTCACTTTGCCTCTAGTGCTTCTTGGTTTCACTCGATTCTTGACAAGCTCAGGAGTATTTAATCCTGCTTTCTTCCAGTTTCTCAATACCGTTCTCATGTACGACATATTAGGTTTGGCATAGTCAACACACTCTTTAATCGCTAGTTTGATAACTTCCAAGCTATGCTCTTCTAACATGTATTCCATGTCATCTATTTGCAAAGGAGACGGATAAGAACCAAAATTTTCAAAAAGCAAATCACAAAAAACTTCCATTTCATTGGTGGATGTGGTTGGTTCTTGAGACATTTTTTTAGCCTTACTATATAAAGTGTTACCACCACCTACGGTAGACCCGTTATTCGTTCTCTCAGTATCGTTATACTTAGTATCGTTACACTCAGTATCGTTCCCCTTAATATCGTTAAGTTCCTGAACTAAACAGTTTTTAGTTCCAGACTTAATATCGTTAAGTTCCTGAACTAAACAGTTTTTAGTTCCAGACTTTGCTATTTTTGGTTTCAAAGGGTAAATTCTATTTGGTTTATTTACGCCTTGTCTCACCTCTAAAATAAGTCCTGCTTGATGTAATTCTTTTTTTAACTTAATAATATAAGGTTCACTTCTGTTTAAATACTTTTGGGCTGATTCGTTTGAAAAGTAACAATATAAATTTCCGTTTTCGTCTTCCCATTCTTCTTTATTTTTTTCTGATAGAAGCATTCTGTCTTTTACCATCGTATACAATACTTTTGCTTCAGCAGAAACTTCTCTATAAATAGGATTTTCAAAAAGCTCTTTCGGCAACTGATAGAATCTTGTTGTAGTTCTGTCTGCCATAGTGTACTTCTCCATTAACTCTCCTTTCTATGCTTTGCTATCCCCTGCAACCAAAGGATCTCGTGCTTGTTCTTTCTAATAACCGTTTCTAAATCCGATTTCTCACGCTCTAACTGTTCGATTTTTTTCAACAGTTCAGCTTCTCTACTCTTCGGATTGTACGGCTTGCGCTCGAATATCACCATGAAACGGCACCTCGATTCCTTCTGTGCTAAAATTCTTCTTGTGCTTGTAGTAAGCGTACTCTGCTTGCTGTCTTGCGATCTGCTCTGCTCTATACTCTGCTTCACGCATGAGCAATTCTCTGTTCTGAGCTTCAAGCGCTCTGTTTCGCTTCTCGATGCGCCTGCGCTCGATTTCTTCTTTGATTGAGCTAATCAACATAATCAGCGCTAGCGATGCAAGCCATAGCGTAGCTCCTGCGATTTGGCTTAAAATTGGTGGTTCAGTCATTTGCTTCCTCCAGTTTTTCTAGTTTCTCTACAAATTCAACGTAGGCTTCATAATGTTTACCAGACACCTCACTGTCTTGATATGCTTTTTTTATCAATTCTTGGCCTGTTCCGTAGAAGCAACCAACTCTCCACATTTTATTTGATCTAGTATAAGTAAAATATCTACCGCTAGACCAGTTGTTTTTAAAGACGATGTAGTCTGCGTTACCAGAGACCCAAGCGTTACCAGAGACCCAAGCGTCACCATAGACCCTAGCGTCACCATAGACCCTAGCGTTACCAGAGACCCTAGCGTTACCAGAGACCCAAGCGTTACCATAGACCTCAGCGTTACCAGAGACCATAGCGTTACCATAGACCCAAGCGTCACCAGAGACCCTAGCGTTACCATAGACCCAAGCGTCACCATAGACCCTAGCGTTACCAGAGACCTCAGCGTTACCAGAGACCCTAGCGTTACCAGAGACCCTAGCGTTACCATAGACCCAAGCGTTACCAGAGGAGCTTAGGTTGTCCTCTTTCTCTACATACCCACCTATTTCACCTTCTTCAACACTTCCAAAACTGATTAGGGCTTTAATTCTAAATAGTCTGATTCCAAAAATGGTAATCGTGTCATCTAGTAATAATTTAAATTTTTTATTCATCTTACTTTCTCCTTTAGTTCGTATTGCATTTTATTCTCCTTTAAACGGCTGTTCTTTCCCAATTTTTGTGATACCAGTCAATGACTGCATCCCGTGGGTATTTCTCACGCTTCCCTTTAATTCTCGGAAAGTCTTTATGACTATTAAAACGTTCATCAAATGTTCCTGTATCTTTAGTGCCGAGAAGCATTTCAGAACATTGCGACTTGTTCAATTCCATTGGATAGCGCCTTTTTTCGTCAGTCACAATAGTCATGACTTTAAGTGTTCTATCCATCAATCCAGCCTCGAACTGGTCTAATAATTGATTCATTAAGTCATTCATTATGCGTATCTCCATTTATATCCGTGAGTCTGTTTTTGATGCCCCATTGCTGTTGCTGATATTTTTTGTGGCGAGATGTCTGTTGCCATGGCTGCTAATTTTATTGAGTCAAAGGAATTCACGAGTTCTCCATCAAGGGATAACTGTTCTACTGGTTTGCAACGACCCAAAGCTGATTTCTTTGTTCTATTCCCGTGATTGGCATTTTCCCTATCTGTCGCCCATTCTAAATTTTCAATCCTATTATTAAGTTTGTTCTCGTCAATATGATTAACCGTTCGTTTATTGATTGGATTTGGTAGGAATGCTTCGGCTACTAATCTATGTACTCTTACTGACTTCCTTACTCCATCAAATGAAAGTGTCACTATTGCATATCCTGAAGATAAGCTTTGTTGCAAGACCTGTCCTTTTATTTTTCTTGTACTCTGTTTTGCATTTGCCGTTCTGTCAATAGACCGAACACGACCAAGATTTGAAACTTGGTAATAACCTTTAGCAAAAGGGATATCTTTCCAAACTTCGTCCATTGTGTTATAATTCCTTTAAAGATATTTTGTTGAGTCCCTCAATGGAATTGTCGTTCCGAAGGGACTTTTTTGTGCTATAATCACCTGTAAGGGAGGTGATTATGATGAGTGAAGAAGTTTATTATTCTCGTAATATCGAGGCGTTGACAGACCGAATTATCGAGCTAGTTAGAGACGATAATAAGATGTTTGAGCCTGTCAAAGTCCGAGAAGTTAGAAGGCTTGTTAAAAGTATTCTTGCAACTCACGAAGTCGAGCTACAAGCTCTTTGGGCGCAAACTCAAGATCGTAACTCTTGAGTTCAGTAGCTGGATTTTCTGCAATTGCTTTTACTTTTTTCCAAAGTTCCTCGCTAAGGCCTCGGTCGGAAAAATCAAGCTTCAAGGTTTCTAATTCTTTGATATAACGATTGACTCTCTCTGCTGATGGTGAGAGTCTTTTTTGACTATATGGATATCGTTCTGGTTTCATGTTTGCTCCTTTCTAAGCCATCAAATATTCCTGATTGAGGAACTTGTTGATAAAGTACTGTTGCCCCTTGCCAGTGACCTTAGTAGTTGTATTGACAGTGGTATGACCATCAGGATGATTGATATTTGTCTTTTTGAGTTCAAACAGTCCAAGTTTCATACTTTTCTGCGTTGGTTGGTTCCAAGATTCTCCACGGCGACTAATTAGATAGCCATGAGCTCGTAGCCACTGAAAGAGTTTGTTTTGACCAATATCAATCCCATTTTGTTTCAGGATTTTAGCTAGCTCACCAATCAAACAAGATGACTTGCTAGCGCTGACTGCATCCGCAAATAGTACCTTGGGACGATCAGCCTCAATCTGAGCCTCCAGTTTGTGTACTTTCTGATCTGCCATGAGCAAGGCTCTTGCCATGATTTTCTCAGGACTATTAAAGTCTTTCTCTACTTGGATAAAGTATTGTCGGACTTGTTTCCCTCGCTCGGTTCGCTGGATCATGGCAATTTCTTTGGCCATGTCTAACTTGATGATGTGGTCAGTCGTGTTTTGACCTGTTGAAGAGGTGAGACATTTTTGGGTCACCTTTAAAAAGTCCTCGTTTTCATTAAAGCCGTATTCAGTCATGCGACTAAACCACTTCTTATATTCTGTTTTGACTTCCAGAGCCTCATGTAGTTGTCTGCCTGAAACTACTGGCTCGTGATTATCATTAAGTGTAATGTTGATAATTTCGTTCATAATTTTCCTTTCTAAATTTGGTATAATAGAGATAATAAAGTTTGTGGAGTGTAATTATGACTGAAAAAATTTGTTTTATTGTTACTGCTATAGGAGAATCTGGAACACCAACCAGAGAACGCTCTGACAAAGTATATAAATATTTAATTGCCCCAGTTTGTGAAGAACTAGGTTATAAACCTGTTCGTGTTGATCACGTTAATGCAGTAGATAACATAAATGAAACTATTATCAATCACTTAAAAACAGCCCCTATGGTTGTCGCTGATATGACTGACCACAATCCAAACGCTTTTTATGAACTAGGATTTAGACAAGCTCTCGAACTTCCTCTTGTTCCAATCATAGAGACTGGTGGAAGGATTCCTTTTGATGTAATTACGACCCGTACAGTTTTTTACGATACGGACGTCTCAAAAATAGAAGAATCAAAGAGCAATCTTAAAGCTAAGATACAAAGTTTTGAGAATTTTCAGATGCCAGACAAAAAATCTCATGAACCTCTGACTTTAGAAACGGTCAACTCAAATCTAACAAAGAAATTAAATCAGATAATCAACCTCTTAGAAAAGAATGATCGTTCTTCTAGGATCAATTCATTATCAGATGGCTATACTGATTCGTTAATTAAAAAGAATCTGATGTTGAGGGGTTCTTCTGAAATTAGTCAGCTTCAGAACCCGCTATCATCCCTTGAAGATAAGAAATAACAAGTTCTTGCTGTTTTTGAATTTCAATAATTTCTTCAATTTTGCTATTCATAAGTACAATTGTCCTCAAAACATCATTGAGGGCGTTTTTTTCGATTTCTTTCATATTCCTCTCCTCCTCTTCAAATCTTCGTAAAAAGCAATACGATATAATCTGCGTTCAAGATATAGCTTTTCCCTTTTTCAGTGACCTTCACTAAGTTCTGATTGGGAAAGAGCTTTTTGATTCGTTCGGGTGCTTCATGGATATGACATTCACCGAAATTGATTTCAGAATCTATAGTAGTGATCCCTTCAACTTTCACTCGCGTTTCTCCTTTCTATATGATTTTAAATCATATAAATTTCAAAAAATTAAGCACCTAATAGGTCGCTAGCTGTTGTGCCTAAGACTTTGCAAAGTTTCAAAAGATGTTCGCCTCTAATAGCTGTGATATCTTTCTCCCACGCTCCAATGGTTTGAGTAGTTACCCCAACCGCTTCCGCTAAATCACTCTGCCTCATCTTATTGTGTTTTGCTCGCAATTCTGCGATGGTCACTTTTGGCTCTCCCATTTGGCATCTCCTTTCTATATGATTTTAAATCATTTTCGTGATTTATGAATTAAGTATATCATGATTTAAAATCATAGTCAATAGTTATTTTGATTTTTTTTCATATTTTTTTAAATTTCTTTTTATTTCTCTTGATTTTAAATCATTTATACTATATAATGTAATTGTAAAAATGAGGAGCGAAATAATCATGGTTAAAAAGGAAACACACCCAGAAATTGGGGAAAGAATCAGGAATCTTCGTGAACTGAAAAACATAGATCAAATGTCATTAGCGGAAATGCTGGGATATAAATCTCAAAGCACTATTTCCAAATGGGAAAGCGGGACGAACTTGCCGACTGGTAAGAAATTAATGGAGTTGGCTAAAATTTTAGGTGTGTCAACTAACGAGATTTTAGGTATGAGCGACGAACCATACACTGAAACAGACTTACGTAAAATGGCGGAAAACGCAAAAACATTTGATGGGAAACCATTGAATGAAGAGGATATCCAAGCAATCCAAAATATTATCGAAATATATCTTAAGGGAAGATTATGACTATAGAAGAAATTTGCGACAAACACGGTGTCCAGATTGCTTATTTTGATAAAGAATTGTGGCATAGACACGGTGTTTATATCGATGAGATAAAAATAGTATTTGTAAATAAGGCTCTGTCGTCAGACGCTCAAAAACGAGTCGTATTGCACGAATTAGGACACTTAAACCATTCTGGTACAGAATATGCCATCAACACGATTAAATGCGAAAACGAAGCGAACAGGAGCATGATACACGCTTTGTTGGAGGAGGAGCTGAAAGGAATAGAAAAAGAAGATTTTAATTACTTGAGTTTTATGGAACGGCACAAATTAAAAACGACCACAGACGAACTGATGGTCATTGATGAATTTTATCGATTAGTGGGATAAAAAAAGGAGATTTATTATGAAAAAGATTACACTGGTCAGCATTGCTACGCTAGCGCTATTTTTAGGAGGGTGCGCACAGCAAGAATCGGAAAGCAAACCAAGCCAAGAGCAAAGTACAGAACAAGTCTCATCATCAAGCGAGGCATCTACTTCTTCATCTTCTACTACTGACGTTTTGCGAGGACGTTCTGCTTATGATGTTTTTATAGAAAACTTCAAAGCATGGGTGCATGATATTGACTCTACTGCGACTGTAACTTCTACCGAAAAAGATATAGCAATCACTCTTGCAATGACTCTAACTGATGAGCAGATACAAAAAGCGCAACCGATGGTAGATGGTATGCTTAAAGTCAAACAAGCAGGTGAGAAAGAACTTAGAAAATACGATCCTAGCTTCAAAGCTCCGAACCTTATCGTTTTAGATGCTAGTGCGAAAGTTATTGCACAAGAGCAAGACGGTAAAATGGTTTTGGACAAATAAAAAAATCCTCACGCTCTCAAACTTTGGCGAGTCCGAGCGTGAGGTATGATGTATAGCAAACGGCATTAAAAAGCCCGTTTTACTATACCCATTTTATCAATAAATGAGGTGAAAATCAAATGGCGTACTTTAGAAAAAGGGATAATGGGTGGGAATACCGTATCTCTTACAAAGATAGTGACGGAAAGTATAAGCAGAAGTCAAAAAGTGGATTCCAGACCAAAAAACTGGCTCAAGCAGCAGCAAGGGAGGTAGAAGCCAACCTATCCGAAAACATCTTGACAGATAAGGATGTCTCGCTTTATGATTTTGTCAAAACGTGGTCAGGGGTCTACAAACGACCTCACGTAAAGGATAAAACTTGGGAGACTTACACCAAAAATCTCAAGCATATCAAGACCTATTTTGGAGATTTAAAAGTAAAAGACATCACTCCTTTGTATTATCAAAAACGGCTCAATGAGTTTGGCGAAAAATACGCCCAAGAAACGCTGGAGAAATTCCACTATCAAATCAAAGGAGCTATGAAAGTTGCAGTCAGGGAGCAATTAATAAGCTACAACTTTGCCGAAGATGCCAAAGTCAAGTCGCAGATAGAAACAAGGTCAGAGGATAACGACTTTTTGGAAGAAAGCGAATATACGGATCTAATAGCCTCTACACGATCTAATCTACAGTACGTATCCTATTTCACCCTCTACCTCCTTTCAGTAACTGGCATGCGTTTTTCCGAAGCTTTAGGCCTTACTTGGGATGATATTGACTTCAAAAATGGAATCATAGATATAAATAAGAGCTTTGACTACTCTAAAACGCAAGATTTTGCTGGTCTAAAAAACGAGAGCTCGAAAAGGAAAATCCCAATCGATAAGAACACGATTGAAACACTTAAAACTTACAGAAAAAAATATTGGCAAGCTAACATAAAGAACAGAGTTTGTTTTGGTGTGTCAAATTCGGCTTGTAACAAGCTTATAAAAAAATTAGTAGGCAGACCTGTCAGAAATCACAGCCTAAGGCATACATATGCGTCTTACCTGATACTCAAAGGAATTGATATTGTGACCATATCAAAATTATTAGGTCACGAAAGCCCAGATATAACCTTAAAAGTTTATTCACACCAAATGGAGGCTCTAGCAGATAAAAACTTTGAGCAGATAAAAGAAATATTCCTAACTGCTTAA